ATAATGCATGAGTTATTTCATTTAATAATACACTACTCTGGAATTAAAGTTCATGACAAAGGCGAAGAAACTATTGCACAAGTAGTAGGAGATGGCTACACAAAGATATTTAAACAAAATCCAAAACTTTGGAAAATATTATCAAATTTAATTAAATGATTAAAAAAAATAACATTTTATCTATTGCTAATAATTTAAATGATAACGAATTAGAATCCATAATTATTAAATTACAAAAAATTCTATTAGATAGAATGTTTCCTAAAAATAAAAAAGGCGAAAGGCAAATGAAAAATGAAAATAGAAGAAATAGACATTAATAACATTAAACCTTACAAAAATAATCCAAGAGAAATTTCACAAGAAGCTGTAGAAAAAGTAGCAAATTCGATAAAACAATTTGGTAATAATCAACCTATTGTTGTAGATAATGATAATGTCATAGTTGTTGGTCATACACGTTGGAAAGCACTTAAAAAACTAGGTAAAAATAAAGCATATATTGTTAAAAAAGATTTTTCAAAAAATGATGCTATATCTTACAGAATAATGGATAATAGATCATCAGAAGATAATAAATGGGAAACTAATTTATTAAATGCAGAAATAGAAGCTTTAAAGCTAGGTAATTTTGATATTTCCCTTACAGGCTTTGATAATGATGATTTTAAAATACCATTTACTAATAAAATAGTTAATAAAAATATAACTGACTTAAAACCACACCCTAAAAATTATAAAAAACACCCAGAAGATCAGTTACAACATTTAATTAATTCAATTAAAGAAAATGGTATTTATAGAACAATTATAATTAGTAGTGATAATTATATTCTTGCTGGACATGGTGTTATTGAAGCTTGTAAAAAATTAAATTTAAAAAAAGTACCTACATTACAACTAAATATAGATAGTAATAATATAAAAGCATTAAAATTACTTACAGCTGATAATGAAGTTTCACATTTAGGAGAGGTAAATGAAAGAGAATTATCTGAAATTTTAAAAGATATACTAGATAAAGATAATCTTTTAGGTACAGGTTATGACGAAATGATGTTGTCAAATTTAATATTTATTACTAGACCAAAAGAAGAAATTAATAGTTTAAATTCAGCAGAAGAATGGGTTGGTTTGCCTGAATATGAAAGAAGTAAAAATCCAGAAAAAATTACTGTTTCATTTGAAAATAAAAAAAATAGAGATGAATTTGCTAAGAAGTTAGGAATAAGGTTAACAGAAAAAACAAAATCAATATGGTTTCCTCATAAAGAAGATGATGACATAAAATCAATTGAATTTACAGATGAATCCTAAATATCCTATTTATGTAATTTCTAAAGGTAGATATGATGCTTGTCATACTGCAAAATTTTTAATTAGAGATAAAGTTGATTTTAAATTAGTTGTAGAACCACAAGAAGAAAAAAAATATAGACAAAAATATGGCAAACATGTTGTTGTTTTACCATTTAGCAATTTAGGTCAAGGTTCAATACCCGCTAGAAATTGGTGTTGGGAAGATGCTAAAAAAAATGGTCATTTTAGGCATTGGATTTTAGATGATAATATAAGAGGAATTAAAAGAAGTTATAAAGGTAAAAGAATTAATACTAAATCACAACCAGCATTTTTATCTGTAGAAGAATTTACAGACAGATATGAAAATATTGCTATCGCTGGTTTAAATTATAGTATGTTTGTTGTAGGTAACAACCCACCATTTTATCATAATGTTCATGTTTATTCTTTTTTATTGATAAGAAATGACTTACCACATAGATGGAGAGGTAGATATAATGAAGATACTGATTTATGCTTACAAGTTTTAGCTGATAGCTGGTGTACAGTTTTAATTAATGTTTTTTGTTGTGAAAAATTAAGAACAATGACTATGAAAGGTGGTAATTCTGATGAATTATACAAAGGTGATGGTAGATTAAAAATGGCAAATAGTTTAAAAAGAGTATGGCCAAGAGTAGTTTCAGTTAATAGAAGATTTCAAAGACCACAACACGTAATTGCATTTAATTGGAGAAAGTTTGACACACCTTTAATTAAAAAGAAAAATATTAAAATAGATAAAAAAAATAATGAATTTGGCTCTAAATTAAAAGCTAAAAATGTTATTAAAAGCATTAGATTGCAAAAACTTTATAAAGAGTATAATAAAAGGACATAATGGCAAGACCAATGAAAAAAGTAGATGAAGAAGCTATCAAGAAATTAGCCCAATTACATTGCACTTATGATGAAATAGCAGAATTTTCTGGGGTATCTACAAAGACTTTACAAAGGAATTATGTCCACCTTATAAAAAAGGGGAGAGAGATGGGCAGAATAAGTTTAAGAAGGGCGCAATTTGAAAAAGCATTATCTGGTAATGTAGTTATGCAGATATGGTTAGGAAAACAACATTTAGATCAAAAAGATAAAATAGAACAAACAACATATAATGAACCCTTGCCATTAATTATTAATGCTAAACCAGATGAAATAGAAGATGTCGAAAAAAAAGGGTAATGTATTCGGTGCAGTTGTTGAATACACTAAAACAGAAAAAGGTACATCTATTGGTAGAAGACCAATAACAAGCACTATGAATAAAAACAAAAGAAGACAACAGAAAGCTAAGTATCGTGGACAAGGAAAATAAAAGAAGCAACTTCTATCCTACAGGAGAAATTATAGATTACAGTTTGCCTCAATCATTTACTAAAGCATTAAAGGGTGCATCATGTGGAGATTGTGGGCTTTATAGTAATGCTAGGTCATTTTGTGGTAGATGGGGCGCTAAAGGTGTTAAAGATACTTATGTCTGCCATGATTGGCGAAAAAGACATTTTAAAAGATAAAAACTTTAAATTTATATTGTAGTATGATATTTAGTCATCATGGCTAAATATAAGAATAAAACTGTTAAACTTAATAAACCTATGCGTGGGGATGTTAAGAAGTTTAAAGTATTCGTAAAGAATCGTAAGACAGGCAGAGTAGTCAAAGTTAATTTTGGCGATAAGAAGCTATCTATCAAAAAGAATATTCCAGCTAGAAAAAGATCATTTATGGCAAGATTTAGACCAATACTTGCTAAAGCTAAACGATCAGGCAAACAATTAAATACAACTCCTGTATATTGGGCAGTTAAATCATGGCAAAAAGGGTTTAAAGTATAATGGATAAGATTGTTTATAAATTCTTTGGCTTTATAGATAATTGCTTTGAATGGATAGAAAGTAAATTTAAAAAGAAGAAGAAAAAATGAGAGATACTAAAGTTTTAGAATCTTTTAGAAAACATGCAGAAAAAAAACTAAAAGAAATGAATTTAACTAAGTATCTTAAAAAAGAAGTTGAACATGGTGCTAATGGTACTCAACAGTATGTAATTAAAAAAGGAATTAACAAGGGCAAGATAGCTAAATAATATGGGTAGGATTATGAACTATTACTTTACAGGAATATTGATTTTAGGATTTGTATTTTTAGCATTTTGTATGAAGCCATTATGAAAATTAGTGAAGATACAAACATAGGATTACCACTTAGAAATCTAATAGGTTTAATTAGTGCTATAGTTATTGGTGCATGGTTTAGCTTTGGAGTTATTGAAAGACTTAATCAACTTGAGACTAAAAATCAATTATTTGAACAAGATTTATTAGAGGCTTCTGTTCAAAAGCCAATCGACCAAGAACAATTTATGTTATTAGAGCATATTGCAGAGGGTTTAGAAAAGCTAACAATTAGAGTTGATGACATGATGAATAACAAGGTTAATATAGATAGATTGCAACAAGATGTTGAAAGACTTAGAATTGATACAGAAAAATTAAAAGATTCTGTTAGAGCTAATATAGGCAAATTAAATGGAGATCACTAATGATAGGATTTGTATTTGTATTATGCTTATTTATTAATGGCGAGTTAGTTGAACATAGAATACAAGATAGTTTATCTACTTGCTTAAAGATGAAAAGAGAAGCAACAAGAAATATGAATATGGAAAATAAACAATTTATGTGTGGAGAAGTAAAAGCTGAACTAGAAGAAAATATAGATGGAAGTAAATCAATTAAAAAGATAGTATCATCTAAATGAAATTCGTTCTAGCTTATACTATCTGCTCTGCCATTACAGGATTCTGTAATACTCCAGCAGTACATCCTGTAAAATTTGACACATGGACAGATTGCACTAAAGCTGGTGCTACTGTTACAATTAGAGTAACTAACGAATATAAACAAAAATTTAACGAGGACAAATTATACATATCTTACTTTTGTAATGAACATAACCCTAACAAAACCCCAGCATAAAGTTTCATCAAGCAAAGCAAGGTTTAGAGTTTTAGTATCTGGTCGTAGATTTGGTAAAACTTATTTATGTATTACTGAAATGATGAAATACGCAACACAGATTAATAAAAAAATCTGGTATGTAGCACCTACATTTAAAATGGCTAAAGAGATTGTTTGGTCAAACCTTAAAGATATGCTTTCTCAATTTAATTGGATAGAAAACATTAATGAATCTAATATGACTATAACGATTAAAAAAACAGGCAGTAAAATATCATTAAAAGGCTGTGATAATTATGATAGCTTGCGTGGAGTAGGATTAGACTTTTTAATACTAGACGAATTTGCTGACATTGAAGAAAAAGCTTGGACAGAGGTATTAAGAGCATCTGTATCTGACACCGAGGGAGATGTACTAATGTGTGGTTCTCCAAAGGGCTATGGTAACTGGTCGTATAGAATGTACCTTAAAGGGCAAGAGGGCGACAAGGAGTGGGATAGTTTTCAATTTACTACCTTGCAAGGTGGAATGGTATCAGAAGCTGAAATAGAGCAAGCTAAACAAGATATTGATATTAGAACTTTTAGACAAGAGTTTGAGGGTACATTTGAGAACTATGCTGGTAGTGTTTATTATAACTTCCACCCTGTTGAAAGTGTAGTAGATAAACAAATAGATTGGACAAAGCCATTACATATTGGCATGGACTTTAACGTGGATCCCATGTCGGCTTGTGTTGGGCAAATAGAAAAAGATAAAATATATTTTTTAGATGAGGTTATAATTTATTCAAGTAATACTGATGAAATGGTAGAAGAAATACGCAATAGATATGGAACAAAGATACCTATTTTTATATATCCTGACCCAGC